CAAACATGGTCGCCATTGCTGTAACCATGAGAAGTTGCTGTTACAACTGCTGGGTTTGCTTTTGTAATAGCAGATATTGATTTAGTAGCTTCTACTATTTGACCTCTGTCTTTAAAAAATCTCATATAGTTTTCGCCAACTTCTATACAATAAGATTGTGTAATATTAAATTCAAATGGAATAAGTCTTGTTGCTTTACTAGAATCTTTTACCTCTGCAACAAATCTTGTGCCTGGTCTTCTAGTTGCTCCACCCTGTGTTTGAACAACAAGGTTCTCCATAGTCTCTGCACCATTTTTGTATTTATCAAAGTCAACATGACCTGCCAGTTTAGGTGATAATTCACCAGCTGTAAAGTTTGTTTGAAAAGGATTTACTACTGCCATTATTTTCTAAAGTCTGTAAATGTATCTGCAACAAGGTCATTAATAAAGCCTTCTTGTCCATCAATACTACGAGCCTCAGACATTTTCCCCTCATATATTTTTACCATTTGTGTTTGTAGTGTAACACTATTAGTTACTGGGTAAGCTAGATTTGCTGCTAGTTTTGCTGTCAACGCATCAACAAACATAGAATCAAATAATGCTGTATCTGTAATTTTTGCTATGTATAATATTTTTGCTGTATCTTCGTTTGTTAATAGCACCCTGCCCTCTGTTGCTAAATTTTCTACTTTAAAAATATAATCCTCAAATTCCATTGATAATACTCGTAAGCAATATGGGTCAGTTGGTAATGCATATTGATAATCAAATCCATACGCAGGAGTTGAAGATAACTGTGTAAGACTTGCTCTTGTTATTGCAAAATTCCAAGGATGACTTCTAAGACAAGCATCTCTTGCGTCTGCGTAAAAAGCATTACAAAGTCTAGCTCTTTCTGTGTCATCTGTAAGTGAGGTTATAGGGTCATCCCCTAACCTTCTAAGTGCGTTTGAACATATTGAAACTTCTGTTGCCATAATTTATCCCGTAAGAGGGTAGCCGAAACTACCCCCCTGTTTGTTGTCTTAGTCTACAACATATGTAACGATAAGTGTTACGTCTCCAGCTGCTGCTGTTGCTGCTGCGTTAGACATAGTTAAGGCGATTCTTAAAGCTCCACCTGGGTCTGATGATAAACCACCATCTTCCCATGCAAAGTTAGAAACTGCATTAACATTTCTTGCCTCGAAAGCAACTTCAGCTCCACTTGTTTCTGCTGCTTGTAAAGTTGTTATAGCTGTTGCATAACAATCTTCATCAAGAACAGTACCATCCTCGTAATAAAGACCTACGTTGGCTGCCAATGATGGTGAGCCGTTAGAATCTAAATCGTCATTGAATAGTTTGATTGATAATACTTTTGCGTTAGATGGGATTTGCACCATCATTAGTACATCATCATTATCAATATCGCCTGTTCCAGCTGCAATTGTTCCACTTGCCACACGCATTCTGCCCTGTAAACTTCCAGTTTCTAGGACTTCTCTAGGCGAAGCGTCTAATGCTGTAATTTCTACTGATTTAGCTGTTGCCATTTTTGATTCCTCCTATTAACTCTCAGTACATTCTATCTCAACAACTTTTTCGTCTTCGATACGAGTTGCACCGATTGTCATTGATAAGAACACCTGGGTTGCGTAATTTTTGTCTGCTCTTTCAGATATTCTAGTTTGAATATCTTGACCGACAGCAAGTCCTATACCAGATTGAGCAAATGCTAAAACTAATCTGTTGCTTGATGAGTTAGTATCTAGTCTTTCTGTTCTAATAAAATTAAAACCTAAGAAAGTATCGATATCACCTTGCACAAGTGCTTTAACAGAGTTAAAGTCTGCAGATGTAATCTGTGTTATTGCTAACAAATCTGATAGTTGTTTTGATGTTACAACGCAATACCTAGGTTCTTCTGGGTCTACGCTGTTAGCGTCTAAAATTTCTTTGGCTTCGATAAGTTTTGTAACTGATAAACCTGCAGAACCATGAGCAATTTTTTGCCCAGATGGTAAAGCTACAGTTGTGCCACCAGCGACACCACCAAATGCGTTACCACTTGCTGCGTCAATGATTGCGTCATCCATTGCTCTTCCCATAGCCCAAGCACCTGCTTGTGCATACTCTGAATCAGGACTTATAAGCATTCTTACTTTATCTTCGTTGTCGATTAAATCTGCCCAGTCATAGTCTTCCATAGTTACCCTTCTTCTTGAATGAGGAGTGTCAACTCTTGGTGTATCACTATGTCTTGAAGTTCTTTTTAATGCTGCTGTAGAGCCAATTCTTTCAAAGTAATGAGCTTTACCAACAACTTGTTCGCTTCTTACGGCATCTCTTAATCTTGAACCTTTTTGTTGTGCCAAATGAAATACGTTGCTTTTATACTGTTCAATAAAAGCTGTAGTTATTTGTACTGACATAATTCAGTCCTCCATAAAATAATTTTTAGTCTCTCGGTTTTTATCCAAAAAGGGAAACCTATGGTTTATAGCCACACACGGCTACCATATCGTTATCCTACTGGGCGAACTGGTACGAAAATTATATCACAAAAAGTTAATCTGTGCCAAATGCTTTTTCATGTAATTGACGCATTTTCTCAATAGCTTCTTTATGTTCCCTGTGCCTACTGTCAAAGTAAGGATGTTTAGGGTTGTTCATAATATTTGCTATCTCTTGTTTTGCATCAAGTGGTGAAACAGACAATGTATTATTTTGTGTGTTTTGTGCCATGTCTTCGGTAACTTCCTTACCTAATCTTGCAAACATTTTAATTAAAGCAGGATTATTTCCTAGCTCTGTATTAAGAAGTTCTTGGACTTGCTCATCACCATAAACGCTTACAGCTCTAAGAGCAGCTTGAACATTTTTGTCATAATCATATCCCCATTCTTGTTTAAGATTTTGCTCTGCTTCTTCTCTTTGCATAGCCATAGATGATTCATAACCTTGTGATTGTTGATTAATTTCATTTACTTGAAAATCCATTAGAGCTTTAACTTGTTCATTGTTTAGACCAATTTTATGTGCAACATTTCTAAACTCATTCATTGATTCTTCTCTAAAATATTGTTGATAATCTTCTGGAACTGATACTTCGTATTTACTAGGCTCTTCTGGTCTACCTAGTTTATTATAAAGCTCTGCTTTTTCCTCCTCTGTTTTAGGTATAGGTATTCTATTACCTATCATTTTTTGTTGATGCACTACAGTTTTTGCAAGTGATTCTACATCTTTGTAGTTTTGTAGAGTAGGGTCGTTTCTAAGTTCTTCAGGTAAGGTATCCCTCCAATCTCGATTTTCACCTACTGAACCAGACCCAAGTACAGATTCAGAGTTTTGCTCTGTTGTTGTTTCTGGGCTATCTGTGGGTTCGGTGGTCATTGTTTCTTCAGCCATTATCTTTATCCTCCTTTAATAGATTAAGTATTCTGACTATAACTGCTCTTTGTCCTTCGTTAAAGGCAGTTGCGTAAGGGTCTCTTGAAAATGAAATCCTGTGGTAATAGGCTTCCATCAAATCTTTTAAAACTCTTTCTCCATGCTTTGATGTGAAAGTTTGTTTGTAATCTCCAGATAATATTTTTAAGTCTCTTTCTGCTGTATCATTAAAAATATCAGCATCAAAGTTATCGTTTCCTGCCATTATAGTAATCCTTCTTCTCTCGCTATTTCTGTTGCTTCGTCAATAATATCTTTAGTTTGAGGGTCTGACATATCTTTAAGAGCTGAACCTTGACTTTGAGCTATATTTGCTTGTTGCTGTGCCATTTGCATTTGTTGCTCCATTTGTGCTTGTGCTGCTTTTGCTTCTCTCATTTGTTGCAATTCTCTTTCACCTCTAAGAACAGACTTTGGAACACCTAATAAATCTGCTCTCATTCTAATAGCTTTATCGTTATCAATAATATCTAACAGATTTGGGTCTGCTGGTGCAAGTTGTAAAACTAATTGATATAATCTTTCTACTGCTACAGCTTCTTCCATACGTTGTGAACGAGCCAATGGTCCAACGTATTCTATGTCAATGGTTTCGCCCTCAATAATTTCTGGTGCTGGTAGTAAAGCATTTGCTCTAAGCATAATACCAAACACTCTTTCAATAAGTGGATTTAAAAACTCTGACTGGAATCTACCAAGTGTAGGACCTAGAAGTCTTTGCATAAGTTCATATCTTACTTGCACTTCTGTGGCAGTCATTTGAGGACCACCTTGTAGTTGTAGTTGGTCTGAATAGTATGCTTGTCTAATAGCTGTTCTTAGATTGTTTTCTTTGAAATCATTAAGTTGCATATTAGCTCCACCTATAAAAGGTTTGACTGCAGAATCATTTCTAATAACTGTTATACCACCTGGTGTCATTCTAACTCTACCTATTACACCATCATCCTGCACAAGTAGTGGTGGGTCTATAGCTTTTGACCAAGCTTTAAGTCCAAGCTCTACTGCTTTGTTTAATGTTTTGATATCTGGTAAAGCATTAAATGATGGAGAACGTCCAAATACTTCGCCAGTTGCTTTAGACCATCTTGGAACAAGATAAGGAAATTCGTTATATCCACTTGCTCTAACAACCATTTTATCCTCTTCGCATACATGACAAGAATGGAATGGTAATTTTGTATTTGCTTTTCCTAATACTCTTTCATAATCTTCAAGTGGTTCTACAGCATGAATAAAATTAAACATCTTATCTGGTTTATCTTGTGCAGCTTTTAGAATTTTTTCTCCAAGATTATCTTCGCCAAACTCTTGTACTGCTTGTCTTGCAGATAATTTATATTTTCTGTAAAGAATATCTACATAACCTTCTGTGTTTTCTTCTATAAAGTATTCTGAAATATGTAAACAATTAAAATGAATGCCACCATCTGCAAATCCTTTTTTAGATTCTTCTACAAACAAAGCACCCGTACCTATTGTGCATAAATCTAAATAAAGTTCGTGTACTTCTGTATTAAAATTACTTTCATTGAAAGCATCATACATTCTTTTAGCAGAATCCTCTAACCAAAGCTGTACTTCTCTGTCTTTATTAATCTCTTGGTTTCTTGTTTTTATGTGAAACCATTGTAAAGATGGAGATGTAAGAGTTCCCTGTAAACTTGCAGCAAGTAAATTACTAGCAGTTATCGCAGTTGAATCAAAAAGTATCTCGGCTCTTTTCTCACCTTTAGTTCTTTTTGTAACTATGTCAGCTTTACGTGGCATAACGTAGTCTAAGATTTCTTGCCAATGGTCTTCCCATGTGCCTCTTTGTCCCATGTAAGAATTTAATCTTTTTTTAATAATATCGTATTTATCCATAACCCATTCCTGAACCACCTAAAATAGTTTTGGCAGTTCGTGCTTCTTCAGTAACACCTTGTCCTGTTGTAAGCAAAGTTCCTAATCTACCTCTTTTAGAAACAGCCAAACTTTGTTGTTTTTCTTTTTCTAATTTTTCAGAGGCCTCTCTTTCTTGTTGAGCTAATGTTTGGTCAACTGGTGGTGAAGGCTTAATATTTGGTTTCAAACCCATTTGCAATTCTCCTTTAGCAAACCATACACAGCACAGTCTACATATTTATCATTTATTTTCATCATTCTTTTCATAACACCTTCTTTTTCAAATCCTACGCCTTCTATTAGTTTCTTAATTCTAGCATAATTATTATCACAAGTCGCTGTTGCTCGTGAACATTTTGCTTGAATAAATATATAATGAAACATTTGCTTGATTACTTTTCTAGTACAAGCTCTTGGTGTATCGAGTGCTACATGAATAAATATATTGTTGCCATCATAATCAGAAAAAATAATAGCTCCAATAATTTTATTGTTTTCTAAAATTCCTATGTAGGAATAATCTTCATTGTTTTGATTTATGTGAGCTTTGTCTGCAATAAATTCAAAACATTTTTTCTTCCAAGATTCATCTGTTACTAGCTCTATCATTATCCACCTAAAACTGTTTTACGAGTTTTTGCTGTCTCTTCAACACCACTTGCTCCTGTCAACATTGTGCCTGTAGGAGCAGCACCTAAAAGTCTTCTTCTGTTTGTTGCTGTTGCTAATTCTGTTTTCATTTTTTCTACTAGAGGTTTTTGCTCTATTTTTCTTTTAGGCTTACCTAATATAGGAGTTGCAACTGCTTTACCTAATGCTTTTACTGGTTTGAATATTGCTTTAGCTACAGAGCTAACTATCTTTGCTACGCCACCCATTATGTTCTCTTAGCAGTCTTTGCAGCTCTTTTAAATGCTGCAGCTGTTGGACTGCCCTTTGCTCCTTTCTTTCTCATTTTTTCTCCACGCTTTCTTTTTGCATGGATGTTTGCATATAATCCTTTTCTCATTTCTTTTTCCTTAACAAGTCAGCGTCTGCTTTTCTAGCTCCACCTTTTCCTGTTACAAAACTTCTAACTCTACCCATTGCCCATTGATGGGCAGATACTTTTGGCCTAGAGCCTGAACTGTAATAAGCACCGAGGCCACGCTTATATACAGCATCTAGTTTTGATTTAGAAAACTTAGAAGCACCAGATATGCCACCATACTTACCTGCTTTCTTTTTGGTTGCAGCCATTATCCTTTGCTCCTTTGCTTACTTATTTTATCCATCATAGCAGGAGTAAGCTTTCCTGCTTTGTAAAGTTTGCGAGTTCTTTTTATTTCAGCCTCTCGTTTCTTTGGATTCTTTGCACCTCTGACATACTTAGTGGGGACACCACCTTTCGTCTTTGGCACTTTCTTAAACTTTCTCGCCATTACTTTTTCTTCTTAGACATCATTATTTTTTTCTTTAGTGCTGGTGGTAATGTCTTTTGTTTTTTTGTAAGACCACCTTTACCTTTTGGTTTTTTCATCCCACCTTTTTTTCCGTAATGTCCTGGCATATTATCCTCCTATGCTGTATTGGTTTTTTTCTTCTTGTGCCTATTGGCAAAATTTCTTGCAGCTGCCACACTACCAAAACCCCATGCTCTAAGTGCAAGTGCTTTTCTAGTAGGACGACCTTTCTTATCTTTCATAGGTCCTTTCATACCAGCAAACCTTGCAGCAAAAGAAACTCTTCTAGGGTTTGTACCAGACTTTACAGGTGCTTTTAAATTAGCTCCTTCTTTTCTTTTGAAGAATCTACGACCTGCTGCTGTTAATCCACCCTTTGGGTTTTTGTGTTCCTTCCTCATGCAAAAATACTAAACTCCGAATCAGCTTGAACATAGGTAGGTTCGTAATTTTTGACCCTAGCTTTTCGTAATGACATGATACAGTATCTCATAGCTGATATAACGTCATCATTGATAGGAACAATCTTACCATCTTTCCTATGATACATTCTTAATTCTTGTAAAAGTTTATCTTGATTTTTGAATATTTTCAATCTTTTTGTCTTCATTCTTGTATACATTTCCATAATACCAGCTTCGACTGACACACCACCTGAGCCTTCTTTCTGTCCTTGGGCTGGTGGATTACTAAAATGTTCTTGTGTCATGTTGCAACCTTCTGCTCTGTACTGCTCGGTAAGTGATTTACCAGAACCTTTGTCAGCTTGTCTGCCGTCCATAGGCCAGATTACAGGAATCCAGTTGCCTCTTGCTTTGATTGCACTTGCATGAATAGGTACAGATTCTTGTCGTAGTGCATAAGTATCATAAACATATGCTATATCTGCATCTCTGTCCCATGCTATCCATACTGCTGCAGTCGGGTGATTCCAACCAAAGTCTAGTCCACAAAGTCTTGGCCAATGTGTAGGAATATCTACTGGGTCGCATACTATTTCATCTTCTGCTACAGGGAATACAAGACCAGAACCTAGTTGTGGTATACCTTGCTCACGCATCTTTCTTTCGTGTGGTGGTAATGCAGCCAATATCTGCTCTCTTACTTCTTTTGTCATGTGAGGTGCATCATCCCACCCAGCTTGTTGTAGTGATTGCCCTGGTTTTAAGTTATTAACAAACTGTGCTACTGTTTCTGTCATGCCATTTTCTGGTGTAAACGTCATAAAGACCATTCCTGCCCTGTCAGCAGTCCTTGTTAGTGCCTGACTATAGATAGGACCTGGTGGTTCTTCGTCTAGCCAGACCACATCTACAGCTTCACCCATCCATTTCTCTTTACCCATCTCATATGCTTTAAATGCTAGTCTTGACCACCCCCCAGATTTATGTCTTACAACTACTGAGTTATGTGCATTTGGTACACCTGGCTTTCTTGTAGCTTCTCCTATGTCATCAAAGGGTATTGAGCCAGTTCCTCTAGCAGTAGGGTCATCTGGCTGTCCTAATAACTCTTTTTGACAGATATCTCTAGTAGTTTCGTTAGATGAACCACCTGCCCAGGCTCTAATTGGCTTTGTAAACTTCCTGCCTTTCCACCAGTCTGGGTATTTACCAGTCAAATGAAAAGCCATCTCCATTGCACCACAAAAAGATTTACCTATTCTGTTACCAGCCATAAGTAATCTTTGAGATGCTACTGTATTATGAAACTTAGTTTGGTACTCATAAGGCTCATAGTGTTTCAAACGATTCATAGCCTTACGTCTTTCTAGTTCTCTAGCTATTTCTACTGCTCTTTCTAATTGTTCGCTCATTAACCTTAGTTAATATTCCCTGGACCTACCATCAAACCAGACAAAAGGGTTTTTAGTTCTATTTCTAATTCCTCTTCTGATTTTTTGCCAGTTACATCTTCTACTTTATGAACTGTTTGATAGCCAGTTCTATCCAAGATTGAATTTATTGCACCCAGTTTTACAGAAGCACTAACCTTTGGGTCTTCTACAAGGTCCTGTAACTTATTAACTGCCATTGGTACTGCACTTGCAATCAGCTTTTTAGTAGCTGTTTCTATCTCATGAGCCAGTTTATTCTTTAACTCATACCCTTGCTGCTCTGCTGTCTTGGGACTATATCCAGCCTTAATAGCAGACTGAGTTGCATTACCTGTTTGACTAAAGTTCTGAACGAACATTTTTTGTTGCTCTGTCAGTATTTTACCCATATTAATAATATTCTAACCTAAAGCACTTTTATATGCAAATAATACCCTAGTTAACTATTTTTTTTCCCCTCCGATGCGTGGAATAATCCATATATATACGTCGCCGTTTGCGTTTGGTGGTATGGCCTGTTGTAAATGTGGATATCTTGCCCTGCGTGGCTGTGTGTGTGTGCAAAGAACGACCATATAGGCTAAAAAGAAAGTATGTACTATTATGTCCTATACTATCTACTAGGTAACTAATATTTTATATGGCTACAAGATTATTATAAAACCCTCGCCAACATTGGAGGAAAAAATAATTTAAAATAAATATAAAATAGTACTTGACTTAAGTATTAAAGTATGATACTTTATTAACATGATGAACAAAGAGACACAAGGTAACCAAAAAGGACATACTACCCAAAAGGAAAGTATGGGCATTTTAGGTACTGCTCATTCATCAAAGGAGACTAACATGAAAGATTTAAATTTAAGGGATATTGTATACGGTGCAAAATACGAAATACGCACTATACTAAAAAGAACAACGAAGGAATACCATCAGGAAGTTCATGGAGATGACGAAGAACTATCTAGGACTATTCATAGGCATGGTTATTGGTGGAAAAGCGATTTAACAAAAAGAGCTATATCCATTTTAAAACAAGCAGTAACTCAAGCTTGTCATCTTAAAAAATTAAAAATTGTAAAATTTACTAGGCAGGAACTTATAGATTATTTTGTATCAGAATTTCCTGATGAAGTTTTTACAGATGATATCAATAACCCATTTATTATTGACGCTAAAGAGTTAGACCAGTATTTATATTGGGCAGAATTTCACATTAAAAATATACATAAACATTACGCAAAATAAATTTAATGACCTGAGCATGTCTTAAAACTGCTCAAGGAGACAATATGAGAATTACAAAAGAAATGCTAGAGAATAAGGTAAGACATTTAAATAATATGTTAGGATTACCTAACGAGGTTTACAAGCCTTACAGAGACGGAAACAATAAACTAATTGCAAATGAGGGAACTTATTATATTGCTTATCAATATGGTCGTTGCCAACTTGAAAGAGTATGTAAAGGAGGCGGAGCAACTGATATAAGTTTCAGCGGTTCAAAACCTGAGATTTACAATGTTGTCAAAAGTATGATTGAGATGTTATATGATTTAAATGAAAGGAGGTTAACAAAATGAAAAACCATAATCAAAATAAAATAGATTATTTTAATGAGTTGTTAAGGATTCATCACCTAGAATTTGATAACTTAAGTCCTCATGATATAGGGATTATTAAATATTATATTAATCTACAATATAAAACAAATTTTATTAATTACCCTCATGGACTTTTTAAACATTTAGAAAGTTTATAATCTTGGTAACAGATTTAGAAAGCCACCCTTTGGGGTGGTTTTTTTTTGCCTCCCATGGTTTCCTTTTCGACCATATAACCCATAAGCAACCATATAACCCGTAAAGATATCGGTATCTTTTTAGCATATACTACCCATAAAAAAAATTATTTTCATAAAAACTTGACAAAGGTTAAGACCTCAGGAGACGCATTTTAAGGGGTCATTTGAGGCACTTAGTCAAAAAGCCTTACTGTACCATTTGATCAAACGTATTTTAAGTATTTAAAAAAAGTACTTGACATAGGTTAATTATAGTTTATAATCTTTATATCGGTTAGGAAAAAGAATAGTTAGCCAGAACACCAACCGAGAGCCACTAAAGGCGACACGGACTACCAGAGAAAAGGTAAGAGTGAAAGGGGAGGGAAGATTCCCCACAATTTGAAAAGGAGGTACGATATGGAATACGAAGGAACAGAAAAAACATATGTTGCTTTTACAGAAGAAGAAAGAAGAATAATCTTTGCTGTGTTAGTTAACTATACGGAACAACTAGCAAAGCTAAAAGATGACCACGACATTAGCCATATAGGTTTAAGTAATGCGATAATAAAAATAAATAACTTAGCCTATGATAATTTTAATGTCTAATATATAGAGCTAGGCAACTCTTTAAACTGCCTAAGGAGACAAACATTATGAAAGATTATATAGAAGAGTTAGTAAAATTTATTGGCAACCATGACGACAACGAATCAAGGTGGCACAAAAACGGTGAAGGATATGTTGTGTATGATGGTTCTTATCAAGAGGAATGCTCTGATACTTTCAATGCTATTAGTCAATATGCAGGGTGGAAGTTTAGAGAGAGAGCCGACAAACCAGTAGGCATATTAAGAAAATGTTACGAAGAAGGATTAGTCGCTTATCATTTCGTAGATGATGGCACTATGTTTTTGGAAGTAACTGACAAAGCTTTAGAAGCTGTTAAGGAATACGAGCCAGAGATATTAAAGTTTATAGACTTTATCAAGGAGGATAAGTAATGTCAGATTTATCAAGCCCAATAAGAGACAAACACGGGAGGCTGAAGGATAAGCCTCCTGTTAAGGAAGCAACCCTTAAGAGAAGAGAGTATCAAAAAAGATGGTATCAAGAAAACAAAGAAAGATTAGACAAGGCAAATAAACAATGGAAGGAGAAGAACAAAGATAGAAGATACTGGCACGAAGCTAAAAGAAGATATGGAGTTAGCTTTGAGGAATATAAAGAACTCATGGCAAGAGAAGAGTGTGATTTGTGTGGCTCAAAAATTAAAACAAAGAATAATAATAAGTATGCCAAGACTAAACACAAACAAAATGCCATAGACCATTGTCATAAAACAGAACATGAACAAGGCATAATAAAAATTAGAGGTGTGCTTTGTCATCAATGTAACAAAGGTCTCGGTAATTTCAATGATGACATAGAGTTATTAGAGAAAGCAATACAGTATTTAAGGAGAAACATTTGACATTAACTATGGTTAAGATACAATTACTTACAGGAGGTATTACATATGAGTAATAATTTTAACGACCAGTTCTTAGAAGATAGAGCTGAGTTGTATATTGAGCTAGGATATAGTCCTAAAGATGCCATGATAATGGCACTATGACCATGTACCAAAGGATACAGGGAGGGAAGATGATGAATATAGATAGGTACAAAGAACTATCAGGACTAGAGGTAGTCTATTACAATGAGGATAAGATTACCAACATAATGCAAGACAAGACCAACTGTCTTGAATCGCTAGACTACAGTAGTCTGCAGTCAGCTAAGAAGTTAGCTAAGGATTTAGGGTTGGAAACTGTTACTTGGATTAGGACAACCCGTGCCATCATTAATCTTGATGGAACGAAGAGAGGCTACCATAAATTTAGAGAGGAGGCAAATGCAAATGAGTAGGTATAAGTATTGGAGTACAGATAAATTACTAACACTCTTAAAAGAATTAGAGTTGTCTTTGTCTGGTAGTCATTTAAGTGATGTCTATTTGAAACATCATGTAGAAAATATTTTATATAAAAGGAGGATAAAATGAGTGATAATGTAGATTGGTCAATGTCTATGAAGTTCTATGCAAGGACTAGCGAGAACGGATTAGACAAAGACTTTTACTTTTTCGAGGGCGAGATATTAGATGAAGCTACCCTACGAGCAGTAAAGGAAGCAGTATTAAAAGCAATGCTCGAAAGAGAAAAACAAAAAAAAGATAGAGGTTACTAATGAAAAAGAAAATAGATGTAAAAGAATTAGGTGCAGGATTCTTCAAGCGAATGCACAATGCAGACAAAAAGGAAATGAGGAAGAAGCATAAGAGGAGTGTGGTTCGCAAGTCTATGATTGCCAATGCATTAATAAAAAAGAATGGATAAGTTAAGAGACTATCAAACAAATGCAATACATAATTTAAGGCAATCATTCTTAGATGGTTATAAAAAGTTATTACTTGTCAGTCCCACAGGTTCAGGAAAGACAGTAATAGCTTCCTCTATGTTGCGACAGGCTCAAGTGTGTAGGACAAAGACAATGTTTGTCGCACATAGACGGGAGTTAGTTATGCAATGTTCAAAAAAACTTTATGAGTTTGGTGTTGAACACGGAGTAATCATGGCTAACAAATCACCCAATCCTTTTGCTAGTGTTCAGGTATGTAGTATTCAAACCTTTACAGCAAGGAAGGATAAGTTTGATTTTGATAAACCAGAAGCTAACCTTATTATATTAGATGAGGCTCATAGGTCTACATCAAATAGCTTTCAACAGCTCATCAAAGAGTACCCAGAGGCAACAGTCATTGGCTTGACGGCTACTCCAATCAGGTCAGATGGTCAAGGTCTTGGTCATATCTACGAAAAATTAATTGAGTGTGCTTCTATTAATGATTTGATAGACCAAGGATATTTAGTCCCAAGTAATATTGTAGCTCCGACTATACCAGATTTAAAAGGTATCAAGGTAGTAGCAGGAGATTACGATAAGAAAGTTTTAGATACTAGAATGAATGTTCCTAAGTTGATAGGAGACATTGTAAAACATTGGAGGGAGTATGCACAGTACAGACCTACAGTTGTATTCTGCACATCAATAAAACATTCTAAGTATGTAGCTAACATCTTCAATGACAATGGCATACCTGCAGGTCATGTTGACGGAGAAATGCCAGAGGTAGAAAGAGAGAGACAGTTGCAATATCTAAAGGACGGGAAGATAATGGTCTTGTCTAATTGCATGGTGTTAACTGAGGGGTGGGATTGTCCAAAGGTATCGTGTGTTATCATAGCAAGACCAACCAAGTCATACGGATTGTACTTGCAGATGGTAGGCAGAAGTCTTAGACCTTACCCTAACAAGAAAGATACACTCATCATAGACCATGCAGGTTGTGTGTATGAGCATGGCTTTCCTGAAGAAGTTCCTGAATGGAAGTTAACAATGAGCAAGGTCAAGGCAAAGAGTGAAAGAATTATACAACCGATAGAGAAGCAACCTCTTACTTGTATGAAATGTCATACAGTTTACAAGCCAACCAAAGAGCATAGAGGTTGTCCTAACTGTAGCTTTATACCAACAAAGAAAGAAGTGCAGTTGTTAATTAAAGAAGGCAGACTTATTGAACTACCAAAGCCTAAGCCTGAGAAGGTAGACATAGGTAAGAAAGAATTTTATGGACAAGTGTTATATTATTCCAGACAAAAAGGATACAATGACGGGTGGGCTAGTTATGTATTCAAAGAAAAGTTTGGACACTATCCATACAGCAAGAAGATAATGCCACAGGTTACAACACCCGAGACATTGTCTTACATAAAACATTACAATATTAAACAAGCAAAGAGGCGAGAGAAGATTAAACAAGATAGGTACATTTCTCTCAGAAAGTGAAAAAAATGACGCATTTAAAGCCCGTTTAAGCGATTTTAAAAAGGCTCTGAAGGGTATAGGTCGTCTTTTTTAGGAGGTAAATATGGAAGAAATACTAGAAGTAAAAATGCAGAAGCTAAGGGAGATAGGAATCAATCATGCTAAGGCAAAAAAGAATTTAACTATCCTAGAACATGGGAGAAAAATATTACTGGCTAGACTTATGAAAGAGAAACAGCTAAACTCTACTACTGGCAAACTCGATAGTGTAAATGCACAGGAACGAGAAGCAAGGTGTGATTCTAAATACGAAGAACATATCAAAGCATTAGCCATAGCAGTTCAAGAAGAAGCTGAATGGTCTTGGCAAAAGAAAATAGTAGAGATTAATTTTGAAACTTGGAAAACTAAAATGATTAATCAAACTGTTGAAAAGAAAAACTATGGCTAAGAAAGTAAAATATATTTATAGTAAGTATGAGTGTTGGTGGGAAGACGCAACTTCACACAGCGAATGGAAAGATATACAAGAAGCGAAGTTAGACAAACCTACTATCTGTTATACTGAAGGATACTTGCTTACAAAAAATAAAGACTATCATACTTTTGTGATGTCCTTTGCATTGTCAGACGTAGGAGAACAAATGATTGTGCCAACAAAAAATATAAAGAAACTTAAAAGGGTTGGCACTAAAACATTTTATGTAAGTGATTTTGAGTACGAAACATACCAAAACGAAAGCTGAAAGAAAACATATGGATAGGGTAGCACGGCTTGGTTGTATCATCTGTCGCAAGGAAGGCAATGAGATGTCCCCTGCAGAGCTACACCACATAAGAGATATGACAGGCATGGGTAAGAGAGCTAGTCATTTTGAAGTAATACCTCTATGTGTTGCACATCATAGGGTTGGTAAAGAATCGTTTCACTATAGTTCCAAATCATTTACAGCCAAGTGGGGAAGCCAGAGAGATTTACTAGCAGAAACTTTACAACTTCTGGAGGAGACATATGATAATGATAGTTAAAAGAGATGGACGCATACAAGAATACAGCAAGGATAAATTAATTAGAATATTAAATGAACACTACAACACAGTAGATACATTAGAGATAATAGAGCATGTAGAAAAAGAACTACAAACTAGATTCTTAGAGTTCTATCCCAACACAGACAACATAAAAGATATTATTGAGAAGTACCTTTTGATAAAAGAAAGCCACCAGTCTTAGTTGTCAAAGGAGGTACGTTAAAGTTATGGTGGCTCTCTAGTATTATATCAAACATCTAATATCTTTTCCATATATCGTTGAGTTGAAAGATTACTTCTCTTGGATTCTCTGGTGGAACACATGACCTAGCAAACTCAAGAGCTTCTTTCTTTGCATAGTCATAAGATTCCCCCCTCTTTTTTATAGCAACGAGAATCCTAACCAACTGCTCATGCCTGTCTCCTTCACTTGCTCCGTACTTATATGCTCCATTATATTTCCCTTGATAGGTAACAGGAGCTTCGTATATTTTTTTCTGAGGTCTTTGCAATCCTAATGTGTCTCGAATCTCTTGCCTTGTATATGGCTTTTGTTTTTCTAAACTCTGGTGTATCTTTATTGGGTAAGGTTTATTTTTATTATGATAGAAACCTGCAACCCTCATAACTCTGGGCAAGTCTTTTACCTTTGGGTCAGACTTGAATTTATTTGCAAGAGCTTCTTGAAACAAACTAAAACTTACAAGTGGTATATCCTCTACAATCCAGTAACAATGATACTTGCCTGGACTTGTATTGGTAATCAAGTGAGGCTGTAACTCAAACTTATCAGGCAAGGAGACACCATCTAAATCTATGAATACAGACCTCACTCTTTTTATATTATCGCTTGTCCTACCTTTTAAATCTGTTTCATTAACAGTAAAAAAAATACCTGCTCCCTTTCTATTTAGTTCAGTCAAAGATTGAAAGTGTTCTTTGATTGTGCCATGAAATTGTTTGATAAGACTTCTGTCCCTACCTTTATCACAAAAGGTTTGGAACGTATGGTGAGTGCCAAAGTAATTTAAAAAATTAAAGTAATGAGAACAATCAGTATAAAATATTTGTCCTCTAAAAATATTGACCAATGCGTAACTCCTTATTAACTTTACTTAATATAATAGGAGCAAGGTTAATTGTCAAATGTTAATAGAAAAATCTAGGTCTGGTCTTATATAAGCCATATCAAAATCACCAAGCTGTGCTATTTGATACGCTCTAAAAGGTGGTATTACTTCCCACTTAGATACAGCAGGGTGGGATATACCTAGTATTTCTGCCAATCTTTTACCACCATACATATTTACTATTTCGTTTTTTCTTTTTACTGCTAGTTGATATCGAAGCTCTTTACTCATGGTATATAATATAAATTAGTATTAACATTAGTCAATAATAATTTGACAAGGTTAATTAACTCATGTAAAGTAAAGGAGAGGTATTAATTATGAGTATAGTAGCAACGACAAACGATAGTAATATGGGATATCCACAGGTATCTACTGGTGTTCACAAAGCCAGATGTGTTAGAGTTGTAGACTTAGGAACACAACGACAAGAATATACAGGCGAGGTATCTTGGAAGAGACAAGTAATGTTAATCTGGGAAATACCTGGTGAAGATAATATGAACGGAGAGCCTTTAACCATTAGTAAGTTTTACACTTTATCCCTTCATGAAAAATCTAACTTGGGTGCAGACCTAACTTCATGGAGAGGCAGAGCATTTACTGAGACAGAAAAGCAAGGCTTTGATATATCTAAACTAGCAGGTGTTCCCTGTATGCTTAATGTAGTTGAAGGTAAGAATGGTAAGCCAAGGGTTACTACTGTTATGCCAGTAGCTAACGCAGAGGAAGTGCCACCACAGTATTACGAAACAATAATATTTTCTGTACCTGATTATCAACAAGGAGATACTACAGAGTTCAACAAGTTGTCCGAAGGTATAAGAAGGATTGTTCTCAAAAGCAAAGAGCTAGAAGGAACAAGTACAGATATGGGAGATGAAAACAACGGAGCTGACTTAGGTGAAGATGTTGTACCTTTCTGATATGGCATTAACAAACAAATCTAATTTACCAGGAGTTATTGAACGAGCAGTTGCCAACGACCCTTATGAAAGCAGCAGCGACATTTCAACTACTCGATTGATAGCTCCTCCTAGAATAAGAGTTCTTGAAAAAAAATATGCTGACCAAGTAGAGGAGGACGTCTCCGATTTAATTTTCTCTCTGCTTGGCAGCTCTGTTCATTCTATAATAGAACGAGCAGTATCAGATGATGACATAGCCGAGAAGAGATTATATGTAGATGTTAACGGGTGGACGTTAAGTGGTCAGTTTGATTTACTTACAAGCACAGGAGAGCTAATAGATTTTAAAGTTACCTCTGCATGGTCTGCTCTTGAAGCATTAGAAAAAGGCAAAGACGAATGGGAACGACAACTCAATGTGCTAGATTATTTAATTAGACACAATGACACAGAGCTTAGAAATCCAAACGGCAAAGAGTTAGAAGTAAAATCTATGGCTATCATGGCTATACTTAGAGACTGGTCAAAGATGAAAGCAATGACATCTGGCAACTATCCGAAGAAGCAAGTCATTATGATACCCATAAGAAGATGGTCTGAAGAAGAGCAAGATAGTTATGTTGCTGCAAGAATACAAGCACATCAAGACGCAGAAAACAAAGGGTCAGAGGTGTGTTCAGCTAAAGAAAGATGGGCAAAGCCCGATACTTATGCAGTTATGAAAGATGGTAGAAAGTCTGCATTGCGTGTTTTAGAATCCAAAGAACAAGTAAAACAATATTTAAAAGATAATAAATTAATAGAGGGGAAAGGTATAACAGTAGTCTTTAGAAAAGGCGAAGATGTTAGGTGTCAACATTATTGTAGAGTAAATACTTTTTGTGATTACTTTACTGAGAAGAGTGTGGCATTTTAAAAGATTGAGTTGTAGTGCAAGTCTCCTCGCTTTCTACATTATCAAACCAATGTTTGATTCAACTCAATCAACAGTTACATTATATCATAAGGAGAAAAATATGTCTATGACAAAAACAGTCAATGAGTTAGCTAGAGATATAACTTACTTAATAAAAGAAAGACAACTTTGTTATGTTAAGCTAAAAGATAAACAAACATTTGAATTGACAGAAGAAAGATTTAGAAATCTTATTCAAAAAAGATTGCTCAACATGATTGAAGAGCTGTACCCACCTGTTGATTAATGTGGATAACTTGTGTTAAAATATAATGTGTACGAAAGAATACTGATTATAAGTGATTTACATATTCCATATCATCACAAAGACGCCTTTGCGTTTTTAACTAAGATAAAAGAAGAATATAGTCCAGACTTTATTGTAAACATTGGAGACTTGTTAGACTTTCAAGCTATGTCTATGCACGACCACGACCCTGACCTGCCTAGTCCAGGTGATGAACTAACACAAGCAAAAGTATACGTCAAAGAACTAGAAGAAATATTTCCAAAAGTAATAGAAGTAGAATCCAACCACAGTTCTATGGTATATCGTAGAGCATTGAAGTCTGGTATGAGCCGTATGTTTCTTAGAACTTATGGGGAGTTTTTAGGTACAAAGAAGTGGACATGGCAAGATGATTTGACTATTACTTTACCCAATAAACAAAGATGTTTCTTTACACATGGCAGGGTAGCAGATGTCTTAAAGGTATCACAAACTATGGGAATGAATGCAGTACAAGGACATTACCACACCAAGTTCTTGATATCATGGTGGGCAAACCCTGACAATTTATTCTGGGGTATGAATGTAGGCTGCCTTATAAATCAAAAGAGCCTAGCATTTGCCTATGCTAAAAATTTTAAAACCAGATTCATACTAGGCTGTGGTATGATTATAGATGGAATACCTAAACTGTTTCCTATGGTTCTTGATAATGATGGAAACTGGATAGGCAAGTTAGTTTAAATCCAATATAGTAAATAAGAATAAGCTCCAAAGATTACAACTACATATAGTTTTTGTATAACTGAGAAACCTTTCCATGCTGCTTTTACAGATTTCCAGAAATGTTTTTTAAGTGCATCTCCAATAACTTCTGCTGCGTCTTCAGTAAAATCTTTTAGCTCTTCTTTAATTTTATCTTTATCTAAAGCCATGATACCTCCTTAATTTTTTAGTGGGTTTTGTATTGTAAATCTAAATTCATCTAACTTAGTTTCTAATACAGCTACTCTTTTTTCTAATATACTTATTTCTTTCTTCATAGCCTTTATTGTTTTTGTAGATTTAGATTGCTCTAACTCATCAAGCCTATTATTAAATACACCCCATGCGTAGAAACCACCACCTATCGTGGTAACAATACCAACAATTGCTATATATTTTTTAAGTGTTTCCATTAAATCCATTAGTAACCTCTTAGCTGTCTAAGTTCTTGTTCAGCTATCTTTCTTTTTATTGTAGCATTTCTAAGATTGTTTTGATACTCCTTAACAGGGTCATTCATAGAGATAGCTACAAAGTTTGTATTATCATTATAAATCTTTTTTCCATACTCATCAAGTGTTCGTAGGTCCTCATAAGTATTGCCTTCATATATCTTTCTGTTGTCTACATACGCTTTGTTGTAGCTAGATAAATCTACCTGCTCTTGCACCATGACTTGTTGAGCTATAATGCTAGTGGCTGCTAATTGTTTCTCTACGCTTTTAATCTTTACGCTAACCTCTGCCTGTATAGAGTTTACGCTTACAGATACTTCTGTAGATTCTTCTTCAGCTACTGCCACTTGCTCGTTACTAGATGGTTCACTCTGAGGTTCTTCTTGAACTGTTTCCACAGGGGTACTTTCAGTCGGTTCAGGTTGTTCTTCCATGAACTCTTCTTCAACTGCTGCGACAGTAGTCTCATTACTAACCTCTTCTTCCTCGGGTTCTGGTACAATCTCTGGTCCTCCAAATACTTGCAGTATTTCTACCTCTTCAAACTCTTCCTCTAGTTCCTCAAAGGTTTCAAATACTTCTACAATCTGTTCCTCTTCAATTATAATACCCATTTCCTCTAATGCAATAGGTGGTGGTAATAATTCAAACTCTTCTATTAGTTCTTCTTCTACAAATTGTTCTTCCCATTCTTCAAATTCCTCTATAACTTCATATATTTCTTCTATAGTTTCCTCTGGTATTACGATATTATTGTATGTCATTGTAAGTTTTGCACCAAGAAGATTAGGTCCACCTAAGTTTACATAGCTACCTTCATCTACCCCTTCCCATTCCCAATAGAATTGATTGCTACCTGCACCTGCGTAAGTAACTGTATCTTCATACTTATATGCATTAGTACCATAACCAGAATCATTATTTCTAGTTTGGTTTACAGTTGCAAGAACCGTGCCATCTTTATCTAATATTTGTACTGTCGTTGTATAGCTGTCTTGCCCTGCTCTTGCTTGACCACATTGATAAGCAGAGCCTACCCATTCACAGTTCTGTACTATGGTTGTAGAGTTTAATGTTACACCATTATCTAATTTATCTTGCGTTGTGGTGTCGTCATTTGTTACAATATCTAGTAATGTACCAGTATAGTTTATACTTCCTGTACCTGTTGTTTCTAACTCTTGTCCCCAGTCTCTTATATTTCCTTCAACTGTAAAGCCATTAGTTGTTACATTAGGTATAGAACTATCAACAGATTGGTAGTTACTTGCGTTTCCAGAACCATTTGGCAAAAGGTTTCCAGTCGTTATGTCTTCTGCTGTTGCTGCCCACGCTATCAAGAATGCAATTAACAACAAGTAGCCACATTTAATCATCATCTCCATATAAATTATACTCCGTATCTATAGGCACAAACTCTGTTTTGTTATCTATAGCTGCTCTTCTTTTAAGTTTTTGCACATAAGTATCATAATCTGGTCTTTCTATATCATATTTTTTCCATTGATTTGTAGCGTCTTGACCTATCTGTCCTTCAAATGGGCAAGGAGTACCTGCGTGTTCCATGGCAGAAAACACCCTATCGTCCTGACAAAGTATTGCGATTGATGCAACTCTCATATTAAAGTCGTATAATAATTTTGATAGTTTCATCCTTTCGCAATTCTCGTCAACAACATATGTACCACCTGATACTCCAAACCCTGTTACCTGAACTGCACCAGACACGCCTACTATACATAGGTCCTGGCTGTATGATGACATAGAGGGTGCTGCTGCAGTATTTACAGGTATCTGTTGTGTCTTTGTCGTGTTACTCGTGCTATTGGTCGTGGTGTTAGTCTGACCTCCTGAGTATGTATTCGTGGTCGTTGACGTGTAACCACCCGATATGGAAGTGTTAGAGCCTGAAGTATTAGTCTGATTAGATACACTATTATCTGTCGCAAATGCTACCACCCCTGCAAAAAGTAATAATAATTGAATTACTGTATGTACTATATAGTTCATTTCTTACCAAACATACCAGCTGCTGGTTTAAGTCCATATATTGCTCCAAAAATACCTATTAATAACCATTGATACCACTGAGGTAATCCATTAAAGTATTGAAAGAATAGGTCTAACTTTTCCTTCATCATATCATCACCAAAAAATACTGCGTATGCAAGTACAAGTATAGGTAATGATACTATCACAAGAACAAACTCATCTTTCCAACCATTGTTGTTGTCTGCTCTTACCTGTGCTTGATAGTCTATCTCTCCTTGAGCCATACGATACATATGGTTTCTTTCAGCCATGGCTTCATACTTTTTAGTTTCTTGTCTTTGTTTAAAACAATCTACTGCTGTTGATACTACTGCTGATAATAAACCAAACATTATGCTATCCCCCTAATTAAAAGTTCTCGTATAACGATAATCATTTGTGTTCCTGCAACTACTGCCACGGTCCACAAAATTTTTTTTATAGAATTTATATCGTCTTCTATATGACGCAAATGATTCTTTTCAATA